TTACCTACGATACCTTTCTTCTCAGGTTTCTTCTCAGGTTGCTTTGCTTTAACCTTTTTAACAGTTGCTACAACCTTTTTTTTAGGTGTGTCATCATCATAGTTGGTGTTATCTTCGTCACCAAACTTGTCTTTAGCAGTCTTGGTCTTGGAATATTCACCAGTACCTTTAGACTTTCTCTCAGCATCCTTCTTATCGACAGATGCTTTTACCTTTTCATAGTCTCTTTTAGGAGCCTTCTTCATATCACGAACTGCTTCATCTAGTAAACTAGTGTTACAATTGAATACAAACTCAGTAAATGCATCAACTCCCACTTCCTCAATGATAAGGTCTACACCTTCTTCATTGATTCCTTCTTCTATAAAGAAGTCTGCAGCAAGATCAATACTCTCTTCTGTATACTGTTCGTTGAGTTCATCAACTCCCAATACATATCCCCCAAGGATTTCAATACCCTCCTCTAATTTCGGGTTAATAATAATTGTGTTTTTACCCTTGAGTTCCTGTATCTTTTTTGGCTGACTATCCTTCTTAGTTATTTCAATCAAATCAAAGTCAAATGATTCTTTCCAATTAGAAAATTCCTCATTCTTCTTAGACTTAATTGCCTTCTTAATAGCTTTATCCTTGGAACCCTTATACTCTGCCTTTGGAGATTCTAGTTTACCATCACCATCGAAGTCTTTCTTTGCCTTCTTTTGCTGAGGGAACTTACCAGGATTCTTCTTATCATCAGGTTTCTCATCATATGTACTACCATATGAAGTACCTGTTACAGAACTAATCTGAGGATTCTTCCGTAATTCATACTTCTTCTTGGCATCTGCATACCTACGGTATTGCTTACCTTGACCTTTTACTGGAGTAACAAGAACTTTGTCCTTCTTCTTACCTTTAGCAGATACTTTCTTTGCCTTTGTCTTTCCTTCTTCTATAGATACTTCTTCGTTTGCTTTGTTTTGACCTTTTTTAAATTGCTTCTTAAGTCCTTTCTTAAGACCTGCAACATAACCTACCGCTTTAACTGGTAGTTTAATTGCTGTATCAGCAACTTCACCTGCTGCACCAAGAGTCTTATCAACTGCTGATCCAATGGATTCCTGTTGTGTCTCTTCGTTTGCTTTATTTTGTCCCTTTTTAAATTGCTTCTTAAGTCCTTTCTTAAGACCTGCAGCATATCCAACTGCCTTAACAGGAAGTTTAATTGCTGTGTCTGCGACTTCACCTGCTGCACCAAGAGTTTTGTCTATTGCAGTTCCAATAGATTCCTTCTTAACATCTTTCTTATCCGATGGGAATGGTGAATCCTTCTTGTCCCCACCTTGACGCTGACGCTTATTCTCTAAACGACGAAGTGCAGCGAATATCTCAGGAGGTAATTCTGGTTTCTCAGAGATCCTTTCAACCTCTTCCTTCTGCCCACCACCAAATAACATTCCTTTAGCAAGTTCTTTAACAGGACTAGAGGCACTAGAATTTTGGAGAGTTTGTGTATACGCTTTCTCCAAAGGAATACCATCCCTTCTTGCTTTATAACGAGTGTCATACGCTAACTGACGAGCAGCTTTCTTAACCTGATCCTCTGCGGTTCCACCTTCAGAGTCACCAGATTTTGTCTCACCTGCACCTGCAGTAGATTTTGGCTTGATCTTTGCTTCCATCTCAGTTAGATATACTGAATGAAGATCAGTTACAATATGCTTTAAAGTCATTATTCTTATTAAAGAAACCTACTTTTTTCCTATCTTTATTTATAATTAGGGAAGTTGTGAATTTTTTTAGTATTAGTTAAACGCATTACATACTTTCTGAATGCGTCAGTACCTACCTCTCTCTTAGTAGAGTTAGGTTCACCAGACTGGTCAGTCCATTCAACAACATCTCGAATCCAACATTTGAACATTTCGGGGTCTGCACCCTCGCTAAATCCAAACTCATCATACTCACCAGGCTCACCAGTAAGACAAATTAGGTGATTAGTTCCCCTACGAATTACCTTGCCTGATTGACCTGTTACTGTATTACGTATATAAGAACCTTCCTTAAAAATAGTACCAGAGATATAGAGTTCTCTTAACTCATCTTCTCTTTGTCTATCTCTAAATTCGATACTTTCTTTATTTGCCTTTGCCTTTTTCCTAAAAGTCTGAGTAGCAACTGGTCGTTGATTTGCTGTGGTTCTAACTTGCTTTGGATCTTGTGCTCCAATAACTTGGTTCTGGTTATAGAACTTCAGTTTACCGTTAGTACTTTTTGCAATAAACTCACCAGTCTTTTTATCATGGTATCCACCATGACCATCAGGAACTAGCCCAAGTCTCCTTCCTTGCAATGCAGGAATAGACTTTATCTGCCCAGCTTCTTTTAAAAACTTGGAAAAGGTTTTCATAATACTAGATCTAGTGTATCAATCATATATGTTAATTAATATTTATACGTCTTTTGCCTTCCTACCTTTATGAAGGTAGTTTTTGGGGTATACTCCACCTCTAACACCAGTAATTGCTTTTGATTTTCCTACAATTCTTCTAGAACCTTCTCCACCACGAGCACCTAAGGTTGGTGTATAACCATTAGTCATCTTAGCAATCTTTGTTTCTAATTTTCTAAAATTCAACTTTGCTCCAGTTCCAGACTTAGTTACACTAGGAGTACCTTGAGCAAACCATTTAGCATTACCAAAGACTGCAGCCTCTTTAAGATCATCCTTATCTATATCTCTCCACATAGCATTAAACCCTTGCTTCTTATAACTACCCCAATTATCCACAACACTATTTCTAAAAGCAACAACTTCTTCATTACCACCAATTGATGATCTCTCACTTATTCCAGAATATTGTTGGAAGTCTGTAGCTTGTCTTCCTGCTTTATATGATATTGATGTTACAACATTACCACCCATATCAATAACTCTAAAATCCTGATGACCTGATCCACCAACTACACCAGCTACATTAGAATAAGAAGTTGTACCAAGTTGTAAAGTACCACCTTTAGGAATAAAACCTCCTAATTTTTTATTAATTATCTTTGCTACATTTAATTCATTACGATCACTCATAACCTTTTTAAGTTTAGGATGATTTTTAAATACCTCCAGTAATGCTTCATTCCATATATCAAAATCCTTCTCATCTTTATTGTTAGGGAACTTAAAAATAATCCTAGTACCTTTTTCCTTAGGACCAGTTGCATCATAGTTTCCCTTTTTAGTTTTCTTTTCTGGACCAGCAACTACCTGTATAGCATCAAATGAAGATGTAGATGCATCATACTTAGACCATTTATATCCAGCACCTTCTAAAATATCTATTACTAAATCTAAAGCATCATACCTATCACTAGATTCAATTCTAATCTCTGCCCATTCTTTTTTACTCATGTTACCAGGCCAACCACCAGAATTATTCGTATGACCTTTAACAGCCTTAAATTCTTGTTTACCACCTGCTTTAATTAAACCAAACAACCCTATATTATTCAGACCCATTACTCTCTTCCCTGCCTAACTGTTCTTCAAGTTTTGATTTAGCCGCTTTAATACCTGCAAGTCTTACTTCCAGAGTATCTTCCCAACGGTTATACATCTTCAATTGCCATTCACGATATTCTTTGATGGACTTTCTTGCTTTACACAACATGATAGTAGAACGCAGGTCTCCGTTCTATTTAGAAAAACTTAACGTAATTCTTGGTTCGGTTGCTATAGGATTATGCCAGGTTCCTTTGTAAATCCAAAGTGCATCTCCAGGTTCTAAAGTAACAGTCTCTATCTCACCAACCTCAAATGGTGTTCCTGTATCAAGTTCATATGTTATCGTACCATATGATTGAACAATACATACATCTACAGGATCTTGATGTCTACCATAAGTTACAGACTTCTCACCAATAGAACAATATATGTGTAGTGTAGGTAGATCATATTTCTTATTAACGTAATCTCTTACCTCGCCAATAGTTCCAGGATAAAATTCACTAAAACAAATAAAGGTTGGCAATGTAGTCTCATCATACAATGCTGTTAAAGTATTATACTTATGCTCTTCACAAGTTTTTATTATAACATCTTCCCATGATACCATATCGGATTTTGGGAATTCATTTTTAATTAAAGTATACATGTTGAATGTGATGGTACAAAATCAAGACATAGAAGAGTCCTAGAAGACTTCATATTATTCTCAACTCTATGTTCTGACATAGGATGGAATATATAGAACTCCTTATTCTGCATCTTTTTAGTTTCTATTCGACCAAATTCATTTCTTATCTGAATGATAGAATCATTCTTATCATTAGGATCAATATCTAATCCCCATAATATACGCAACAGTTGAACGCCAGGAATATAATCAGTATCTAAATGCCAATCTAAATTCTGACCAGCATCTAAAACATTCAAAGCACATACAGATAAGATACCAATCTCATATAAGGTATCAGCAAGGGTTGTTAATATCTCTGTGTTAGATCTATATTCATTCTCCTCCACATACAAAGGAGCAATGTGCCAACCCTTCTCACTAAAATTCCTATGCTTTGCTTTAGCATAGGAGTCATAGTTTATTGGGTATCCTCTAGAATTTGTTTCAATGAATCCCTTTTGTTCTTTGGTAAAATCCTTGAACTCCAAATAAGATTCATGGTTCTTATATTCACTACGAATAAGTTCATGCCTATCATTTAATAGAGACAACTTTGGTTCTATATCCTGATAGTCTAAGAATTTACTCATAGTCTTTCGATGGAGGTCCAAAATGATGAGCAGCCTGATCATCATTATCAGATAAGAAATCTTGTTTAAATGGTGCTCCATCATCAGTCCCATCCCAAGGTTCATCATGAGATAGATCTAACCATTTTGGAAGATGTTCCCTGAACCACTTAATAATTTGTTTCATTCCCAAACAGTAGCAGTTATTTCGATAGACATATCATCCATCTCCCATTCCTCCTCAACTTGATATCCTAGTTCCTTAACAGTGTTATGAACTGTCATCCTAGCATACTGTTGAGTTACTTTATCAATGAACCTTTGAACTGGTACATCTAAGTTCCAAGTTTGTTCATCAGCAACTAACTCATAGGTTCCTGTATTCTTATTCCATCTAAATCCAATCTCATCATTAACAGCAATATCAACTTGCCATTGTTGATGTTCATGATCAAGAGGGTTTTGTAATTTAATATCCTGAACTACATTATATTGTAAAAGTTCTAATGCTTCTACTAGTTCAGGTCTATTCCTAATTGTCGTCTTGATTGTGGTGAAGTGTGACATTTTTTTGTACAGTTTCTTGTTGATAATACTCTGCCTTTTTAACTCTATTCTCTAGAGCACCTAATCTCTTCTCAATCTCTGTAGTGAGATTAATACACCCATCACCAACAACTCCTATAACTTCTTCAGTTACAGTACCATCTTGTCTAATATTAAATTTGAGAGTTTTCTTACTACTCATACATCGCCCTCCTTACGGTTCTCGGAATAATGCACATCAAATTCTCCATCAGGATAACGGGAACTTAACTTCTCTACATTCATCTCAAGAATTTCGTTAAAGTTAGTATTTAGTGCCATGCAAGCTTGAGCCATATACCACATAATATCTCCCATCTCACGCTTCATATGAAATATGTTTTCTTCATTAACTGGTTTGCCTTGGAATACCATCTTCTTAACCACCTCAGTAAACTCACCACCTTCAGCACATATGCCAAGAGCAGCAGTTAATAAACGATGTACAGGGATTCCATCAGGTTCTTTCTGTATCTCAAAGCATCTTGAATTAAATGCAATATAATCTTTAGACTCTTTGCTCGTGACTGCTTCAACAAAGTCAACGTACTTTTGTGGATCAATTTGTTTTGTCATCTAGTATTACCGTAATGAATAACCTTTAAAGTATCTGAGGTAAACTTCCTCCAAGGATCGACAACTATACTACCTTCAGGAATCTCACAATATAGTTCATCACTATCAGGATTATCCCAGTATCTATATGTTGTCGTTGCACTATGGGCAAGTAAAAACACAGCAGGTTTGTTGCTATCATACGTGTCTCCAGTACATTTGTCAACGTATAATACAGGAATATCCTCTGTATGTGGTGCTGCCACCTCCTTACAAAAATGACCAACCAATAAACTATAACTTCCTTCTGTATATGATACTCTTGGTTTATATGCTTTACCATGAATCACAATAGGCATCTTATTATCCCATGCTAGTTCTACTAACTTTAATGCTAAGTTCCTTGCCTGTTCTTCTCTAGATAACATTATACCTTGAAACAAATCATATCCAAGTCTTAACTTCTTTGCTAAAAATCTGAGAGCAATATTATCTCTAGGATGACATGCACCACCATCACCCATACCTGCTGTCATATAAGACGAATTAATAATTCTAGTTCCTGCCTGACACAATGCACCAGTAACAACATCAACATTAATGTTACCTTGTCTCTCAGCAACATCTTGAATCATATTAACAAAGCTAATCTTATTACTAATGAATGTATTATAAAAAACTTTTATACATTCACACTCATCCCATGTACCAACAATATATGGTGGATCATTCTGTGCTATTGTTCTATAAAATTTAATTAGTTCCTTAGCATCACCAGTCTCAGTACCATCTTCAGTACCAATCATTACTATCTCTGGATTTGTAAAATCAAATGCAACAGTACCCATAGCAATCAGGTAAGGATTATATACAAACCTACCTTTCATTGGTGTGAATCTTTCTCTAGTTGTACCAGGTAAAACTGTAGATATTAAAACTATTAATTGGTTATCTACATGTTTATTAATTTCTTCTAATACACTCTCAACTATACTATAATCAAAATCTTTTGGATCTAATTTCATACATGGTCTACTACCATCATAATCTTTATCATGTGGAGTAGGAACAGCAATAAAAATAATCTCTGATTTAGTTACAACATCTTTAATTGAAGATTGTACATCTACTAAAGAAGTATCTCTAGATTCAACATCATATCCAAATACAAAATGACCTGCCTTAGCAACCTCCTCAGCACAGGGCATTCCGAGTTTACCTAGACCAACAAAACCTATATTCATTCTCTTTCTAAATCAAGAGTTACACAGTGGAATCCACCACTTAAAGTTCTTTGTTGTCTCATAGGTAGCATAGCACATTCTATTGCATGACTCTCAAGTAACTTCCTAGTTGGTTCCTGACTCTCTTCAAGAGCAACCAAATTTGGATTAATACTAAAGAGATTCATATTAGTCCATACTGACATATTATTATATCCTTTATATGATCCAATATCAACTGCCTCTGGAGCATAGATAACATCCCAATTTTTAAATGGACCTGGCAACTGATCCTTATCTTTTAATCTAGAAGGATTTGCAAGTATAAGTCCTTCTCTTAATAATACTAATGTAGTATCAATATGAGAATATGAATAAACATCTTTAAGTAAATGAACATCTGCATCACATCCTGCTTCATGTAATTGACGTTGCAATAACTCAGCACCTAATACATTACCACTATTAGATACCAAGTATATAATATCATTATCTGCTCTAAGAGTATTAGCAGCATCAAACGCTGGAGTAACTTCATTTAATGCTAAGACATCTGGATTACCAACACAATCCTCATTATATAATTCATCAATATAAGAACAAGGTATCTCTACAGTCTCTGGTAGACAATGCTTCATTGCTCTCCAGTTACCTCTTCTAGATCTTAAAGGCATAGGAGTTGCTAAAGATAAATTCCTATGAACAAAAACACAATCTCTAGGACAATAATTATAATATGTTGTTGGTTCTCTTTTTGGACGTACTACCTCTACACCTTCACCCTCTAAGAACTTAACAAAAACTTCTAAGTCCTCATTCGCTTCTTCAATTACCTGTTCTGGAAAAGGTCCAACCTTAATAGGAAGGTACTCTTCATCACCATAACCAAATAACTTCTTCTTTGGTTTAACACCAGCATAGTTAATAGTACGAGAAGACTTATCAACTGGTGGCATAACCGCATGGTCAGCAACACCAACAATAACCTTTTTTAATTTTCCCCATTCATTAGAAGCAAGCATTGTCATAAAGTAGAAATTACCATCTTGTGATCATGTTCTTTACCATACGTAAAGAAGTCATCCAAACTAAATTTTTTATGTTCCTTCGCCCACCAATGATAATAAGCATTCCTAGACTTAGTATGGTGTATCCTGTTTATTGTAACACTATTTTCTCCACTTGTCAGTTTATCATTGGTGGTAATTAATGGAATAGAATAAGTACGACCAGTATGACCTATAAAATAATCAACTGTAGCACCAGTACTATTAAATTTATTGTCACCTATCTTCCCTAAGAACTTCCACTTATCACCAGAAGAATGAAGATCTAATATCTTCTCAACATAATCTCTCTGTAATATAACAGGTCCAAAATAACTATGGTTTAATTTTGGATGTAAAAAGAATGGTATAAACTTTGTAGATTCAAATCCAATTTGAAGACAGTCCCAATCATATGGAACTCTGTTCATTAAATAGTCCCAATTAAAATTCCAATACTGAATAAGATTTAAATCATAGTCATCTTCCATTAAGCACAAGAAAGGATCAGTTGATGTACTCAACCAATCCTTCATAAACTCTAGATGTGTAATAGCATTACCAACAACATAGACTGGAAGATTTTTACACTGACCATCTATCTTGCCAGACCACTCACCTACTTTAGATTCAGCATACTTACTTGAAGATACTCTAGTATATTCCAATCTCCAATGATGGAATTGATCTTCCATATAAACTCTTCTATCACGTCGGTTATCAAGATTGACGTAATAGATATGAGGAAAATTTCTTAGTCTTCCTTTATCATACTCAAGCATAATAATTCATAGTCTTCCTAACCATACTAATATCATTACCTTTACCATAAGTAAAGATCTCATCTAAGGAATACTTCCTAGCATCATTAGACCACCAATCATGATATGCTATTTTACATGCTCTAACAATTTTAAACTTCTTACTTTCTCTAGAATAAAACTTTGGATCGTTAGGAAATAACGGAATACAATAAGTCTTACCATTATGACCTATAAAATAATCAATCGTTCCTGACTTTAATCCAAAATTTAAATTAGCAATCTTACCAGTTAGATCATACGTATCTTCTTTACAATGTAATCTAACAAGTTTTTTAACATACCTTCTATTCAACAATGAAGGGCCAAAGGTACTTGCTGGCATTATTTGATGTAGATAAAAAGGAATATAATGCAAATTCTCAAATCCAAATTGAAAGCAATCCCAATCATATGGAAGTCTTGTCATCATATACTTCCAATCAAAATCCCAATTATATTGTAGAGTAGTTGAACAAAGATCAAAGTCAACAGTATCTCTCATAATAACCAATTGATTATCATCAGTTGTCTCTAACCAATTCTTTAAGAACTCAAGAACCGATATGGAATATCCAGCAATACCAACAGGAAGTTTATAGTTAGTTCTATTTACAAGTAGATCCTTCCACTCACTAACATTCTCCTGTGTATACTTGGAGGTACTTATTCTTTCATACTCAACGTCTAAATTACTTAGACACAGATCCATGTGTTCATTTTTAAAATCATCCGAGTCTTTATTAAAATAATAGACTTTGGGAATACCAAATAACTTATCCTTCAATTCCATGATTGTTAATCACCGCTCCATTTTCATAGAGAAAATCTCTTCTCTCTTGTTCTGCTTTATTTAAAAAATATTTATCACTCCACTGAGAGATATCTCTTTGCATAAGAATATCATTATCTTTACCATAGGTAAAGAAATCATCAATAGTAAAGTTATCTCTATCCTGAGTCCACCACTCCCAATATGCTTTATAGCATTTTAAGAAACTGGGTCTTGCTTGCCAAGCATTATCATCACCACTTCCACCATGATCACTGATACCAGCAAAGTATGGAACTATAGGTATCATAGGAATAGAATAACAATTACCAGATTGTGCTATAAAATAATCTGCTGATCCGCAAGTCTGATCATAATTCTTACTATCATGTATTCCAGAATCTCTATTCATATAGACAGAATTAGCAATATTATAATCAAACTTATATTTGCCATCAATGTAATGTAAGTCGAGTAACTTCTCTGCATAATGTCTACTCATTAATGTTGTACCTAAAGAGTATTCAGGTTTAGTTGGATGTAAATAAAATGGAACCACATCTGGACATTCAAATCCTAACTGGATACTGTCCCATCCATATGGTAATCTATCCATCATATACTCCCAACTAAAATGCCAGAAGTCTTGAAGTCTTATATCATAATCATCTTCCATTAAAATGATATAAGGTTCACCAGTACCTTTAGTATCCTCCAACCACTTACGTAAAAGATCTAATAGTTGAGACGAGTACCAATTAATTATTATAGAACTTTTATCAGAATAATCTCCAGCTAACTTCTTATGAAAATCATCAGGCATCTCTTTAACAGGAGGTAGTTCTATCCTACTAAACTTCATACCCTGAAGTCTCATATTATATTCCATCCAATGCTTTCTACCATTTTGTCCTTTGACATTGGTATATAACACATGTGGCATGTGTCTTAATTTATCAGCAAAAGCAAATTTCTTAACAGTCATCTAGTTCTATATCGTTTTAGATAAGGTTCTCCGTAGAGTTTATACATTTCACCACTAATATCATAGTGCAAAAACTTCTCTGTGTCCAGTGTCATCTTGGTATCTATACCACTGCCATAAGTAAAAAAATCATCTAAGGTGAATCTATCTCTCTCATGTTGCCACCAAAAATAATATGCATTTCTTGCTTTAACATCTCCACCCTCACGATAGTAATTTTGAATTAAACTATTATCTTCAAAACTACCAAAGTTTGGATTTATTGATATCAATGGTACACAATATGTTCTACCAGTATGAACCATAAAATAATCTACAGTTCCAGATCCAGCAACTGCTTTACCAGAATTCCAAGCAGCATTTGCAACAGTATTTAATAATCTATATCTATCATTATCACAATGAAGATCTATAAGTTTCTCAACATATTCTCTATGAATTAAAATTGGTCCAAAATCATGTGCAGACTGTATAGGATGAAGATACATTGGTAATCCTTCTGGATTTTCAAATCCCATATGAAGACAGTCCCAATCATATGGAAGTCTCTCCATCAAATAATTCCAATCAAAATGCCATCTTGAGATAAGACTTAAATCATAGTCATCTTCCATCAATATTAAATATGGTTCATCAGTCTCGTTGTACCACGTCTTTAAAAACTTAAGATGTGATATTGCATTAGCAGCAATAGCAGGTAACAAAGTATATTCATCAAAATCTACAATCAAATGATTCCATTCATCTATCTTAGATCCCAAGTATTTTGTACCAGATAATCTAGTATATTCAATACCAAATTTATTAAACTGCTTCTCCATATACTTTCTTCTATCTGTTCTATTATCCAGATTAAAGTAGTATACCTTCGGCATACCTTCCAACTTATTATCTAAATCCATAGAAGCATCTTCTTCTTAGTCATATGAACATGATCACATTGCATATCAAAACTAACTTCCATCTTCCATTCTTCATCTCTACCATATGAGAATTGTTCATCCAATGAATAATGAGAAGCAACTGTAGTCCACCAATACTTAATAGAATCCGATGATAATAAATCTCTCTGTCTACTTATCATTGCAGTACAAGATTCATTAGCATTGGAATCAATATAAAAACCAGCATTCTCATCTAGATTAAAAAGAGGTAGTGTGTAAGTATTACCAAGATTAAACAAATTAGTTTCAATACTTCCATACTCATTAGAAGGAATTAAATCATCTTTACATTTATAATGAAGTCTAAACTTACCATTATCATAATGGAATCTCTTAACCTTCTTTGCAAATAATCTAGTAATCATATAACATCTAGTTGATTTGGAATGACGTATCCAAGGATGTAGATTCATCTTAATCTTTTCAGAATATGAGTTAGCAAACAACTGAATACAATCCCAATTATATGGGAGTCTTGCATATGCATACTTCCAATCAAACTGCCAATATTGAGACATATCCAACCGAACAGAATCATCCATGATAATGCATACATCATCATTAGAATTATCATACCATTTAACAATAGCATTATAATTATCTAATGTTAATACAAGCTCATCTTCAGTCAAATGAGAATGACTTTTTGATCCAGAAACGTATTCACCAAATCCTTTGTCTGTATAATCATCTACCAATACATCATTAAAACTAGCAAATGGAAGATCTAAAAATTTAGTAGTATATTCTTTTTCATATCTCTCATATTTTACACCATAATAATCTAGATTCTCTTGAATCCTTTTATCCTGTGTAGGATGATGCTTAGAATTAAGATATATTATTTGTGGCAGTTCTTTTAATTTCATAACTTCATATCATACTGAGGTAATTTAATTAGCATATCTTTATGAACATGACTACCCCAACTTAAAATATCATCAGCAGTATATTTACTACTCTCAGACTCCCACCATTTTCTAGTACAAGTTGTTGCCAGTATATCGTAAATCTTATTATGATATTGTGCAACTACTTCATCATATACTTCTTCACCTTTATTTGCTTCTTGTCTATTATCAGGTCTTGTTGCTAATCTTTGATTTAAAGCAAGAAGAGGTAATGTATATGACTTACCAACTTGATATATTAACCAGTCGTCACTACTATAACATTCTGGTGGAACAGTAACATCTCTTAGATTATTCTTCAGTTTAAATGATCCATCTGGTTGAAGATGTAACTTCTTCAATTTCTCAACAAAGTGTCTGTTAATGAGAATGCAAGCAGCAGACGAACTCTCACCAATCCTAGGTGATAAATGCATTCTTAGATAATCATTATGACAATAGTATAGTTGTATTATATCCCAATCATAGGGTAAGTTATCATATAAAGTCTTCCAATCAAATGGCCAATGCTCTATTAAATCCAATGCCAAATCATCCTGTATCAAAAGCATATTCTCTGATATACCAGAATCATACCAATCAATAAATGTCCAGAACTCATTCATTACAATTGATGCATCAGATGGAGCAAGAAGCATCAAGTCTAATTTTTTTCCCCACTCATTTATTTTACTAGTATGAAATCTATTAGCAGATACCCTAGTATAATCTGTGATACCCCACTTACTAAATTCATTCTCAAGGTGTGCCTTCCTCTCAGTTCTATGATCCATATTCAAATAAAATATGGGAGGCAACCCCTTCAGTTTATTATCAAAACTTGTCATGTTTAAATACGCTCATACCTGGTAAATAAGGATAATCCATGTAAGACCATTGCTTAGTTGGTTTTACTAATGCATCCTGAAATTTATCTATACCTTCTGCTGCTTTTTCTGGAGTCATGTAGTAGTGATAACCCATAACATCTATATCTTGATCTCTCCAAGGTCTATAAAAATCCCTACCATCACATGACATCTTCTTTAGATAATAATGTGATGTAGGATTATCAGTAAGAATCATACCACCACGTCCTAATGGTAAATGTTTTCTTGCCTGAAAACTTAGACAAAAATATGTGTCGGCAATATAAGAATCCCTCTTCCAATGAACAGCAGCATCAACTATATTTGTACCCTTAATATAATAATAATCCTTCCACTCATTATCTTCCCATTTCCAATCAATACCACCTACCTTCTTCATTATCAAAGGTACTGATAAGTAGGTATGAGTAGGAACCTTAACAGTATCATACTTCTCATATCTCATACACAATTCCATTGCATGAGTACATGAATCCACTGCTATTGCATATGGAGCACCATAAAATTCTGCTATTAAATCCTCAAAATCTTTTATTGCACAATCTCTGGCAACTTGATCATTCAGCGGAACGGTATAACTCATAGTCGGGAGCATAAAATTTATTAAATTCATCCATGTCAGGTTCAATGTATGTGTGAAATACCTTCTTCGCTAACATAGTACAATTTGGCACAAAATATTTAGAGTCTCTTAAATGACCTATATCTAGATCATTATGTACTCTACCTGGTACACTCCTTAGATAATCATTAACCTTTTTATTTAATTGATTATCCAATTTTAATAACTTGATAGTACCATTATAATCTGTACACAGTCTTAAAAATAAGTGTTGTGGTGCAGTATGCTCATCGAATACATACTTCTTATTTTTAACTTGTTTAATTACCCAATCAACAGGTGCTTTATATCTACACATAAACTCATTAAGTCCAGAAATCCATCTACTAACAGGATCTCTAGACATTGAAAAAAATGTATACCCACTCTCAACTAAAAACTTTGCCATAGCATCATAATCATTTGCTTTAGGAAACTTCTCAAGAGGAATAAAACTCTCAGATTCCATTAAGAATGCTGATGTTATTGACGTACTACCACACTTATCAACATGTAAATAAACTAACTTACGTTTAACATCTAGATAACAATTGATAAAACCATCTCTATGAATTGCCTGATCTGGTAATCCCTTATGTAATTTAAAAGTAAAGGTAGAACAGTACTCAGGATACTCATCAACCAGATAATCAATAACGGCTTTTCTTACCATGGCTTAGATACATTCGGCATCCTTTTAATTGTATCCTGTATCACTGGCATCATATCATTCTCTACCTTGTCTGCAATCTGATTAATAACATTAACATCTATATCCATAAATGGTGGAATGATTCCTAAGATTCTCAGTAGACCATCCACAAATAATGCTAAACATGTAAATCCAAGTATCATGCTGATGATGGTTGCATCTCTATTATGCTTACGCATTGACTCTTCATCAATACGTTTTGCCTCATCAACAGCTTCCTTTATCAAAGCATCTACTTCTTTCTTAGTATAGATGTCTCCCAATATAGGAATGTTGTGTATATCTGGACTCATAACCCTCCTTTAGTATAATGGTTTAGGAGGATTTGTAGGGTGATACAATCTCTCCTCTTGCTCCCACATATCTGGTCCAACCAACTCTAACCGAACAGTATCTAATATACGATTAAAAGATCTTGACATCTGACGATATCCAGATCCAACATACATTTGTCCAGCAAAAACAGATACAGTCGCTGCACCCCAGAAAATATAATACCACCTAGATTTAACTTGATGTCTTTGCTTTTTTGTTAATTTGATTTTAGTCATGTGCTGTAATTTGCATAGTATATCTGTTGGTAGATCCAACATTAGCCGCAATATGCGGGGTGTCACCTCTCCACATTATATATTCTCCCTTGGTCCAGTCCACTACAGGTTTTTTGTCAACTTCAAAGTAATGTCCTGATTCCCAATCATTTAGGAATACTAATATTCTACAGATTTTTTCCAATTTGTCAAGATTATGCATAGACTTATATCTAGGATAGGTATCCCTATGCTCTGGCATAATAGTACCTGGTGGCATGCAGTAGATAGATGAGCAAGCATCTTGCAACTTATATTTGTTAACAAGATAATCCTTCACATCAAGACACCATTCAGGAACTCCTCTATACTCCTCTAGTAATAATCCTGTATAGTTAACATAAAGATGCCCTAGGGACTTCCACTTAACTACAGTCTTATCACATGGGAACTGTCTTCTCTCTGGATACTCAATCTCAGATGGATCACCCATCAAATCTAAAGGCACATTCAAAATGTAAACCCTCCAAATTTATCTTTAAATTTGGTCTCAGGGGTATCCTCCTTATCATGACCATTATCATTTACACCTTCTTGTGCATTCTGTTCAACATCATATAATCTCATCTTAGCACGATCTATACCCAAAATAAATCTCTTAAACATTGTAGGATCATTATACCTATTCTTCAACTGCTTAACCATTATCTGATTCATACCTTCCAACTCTTCTGTAGAAATAAGGGCAAACATAAAGTCAGCAGTAGCAGGGAGTCCAAAAGATTCAGAGGTGTCAGTAAGGTCCACATCAGAACTGCCAAACCCGCTACGAGTAGTTTGAGTGGCAGATACAATCGGAACGTTCGCCTCAACTGCGAGACCCCTAAGTTCCTCTGCGATTGCTTTGATGTATGAGTATGAGTTGACTGTTGAATTCCCACGGTAACGACTTGAAGCACAAATATTTAAGTAGTCTATGAATATTATATCAGGTCTGAATGACTTCTTCAATGCAAGTTCATTAAGTAATGCTTTAAAATGTCCTGAGTGTGCAGATGCAGTAGGGTACTCTTTAATAATAAGTTGTCCCTGTGTCTTCCCCATAAGAGTATCAATCTTCCCTTGGAACATTGGTTTAGGAAGATCTGTTATATCTTGTATATTGACATTAAGTAAATTAGCGTCAATCCTCTCCGCAATCTTTTCCTCTGCCATTTCCATCGTAATGTAGAGAACATTTTTTCCCTGGAAGAGGACACTGCTAGCCACATGACACATGAATAAAGATTTTCCAACACCTGTGCCAGCAAGAGCAATGTTGAGAGTCTTATTCGGTACTCCACCCTTTGTAATCTTGTTAAAATATTCAAGGTCGAATGGGATTTTTTCTTCCTTCTTATGATAGTACTCATATCGTTCATCAACATTACCGAAGTAATCGTGTCCTATATTATTATCGAAAGAAACAGCCAAAGCATCAGACAAGATACTAGGAATAGCATCCCTTCCTTTCTTGTCATCCTGTCCATCTGCTATACCAATTGATTCCATCAATGCTAAGTATATAGCACGTTCCCTACACCATGACTCAGTAGAATCTAATAACCACTGTTCATCTTGTGGACTCTTCTCAAGATTACCAACTAAAATTTGAACATCTTTAAGAAGTTGTTCTGTAAGATCCTTACGATTTGAGATCTCAATCAATAATGCTTCAACTGTTATCTGAGTATCATACTTAGATATAAATTGAACTATTTCTTCAAAGACTAATTTTTGACCTTGCTCCTGAAAATAATCAGGTTCAATGAAGGGGATAACCTTCCTAGAATAATCCTCGTTATAAAGAAGATTCTGTAGGATAGTGACTTCTATAGTATCCATCACTTACCATAACTAAATTCTGCTTTTGCTATAGCGTCTAATTTTTGTAATACATCTTCTGTAAAGTACTCTTCAGGATCTTTATAGATTGCTTTGGCATATACTTTCTTACCATTAATCTCATACCTACCCGCAACATTCTTCCACAGTCCTCCAAGTTCTCCTAACTCTAGAAGTCCGTAGTAACGATCCAATCCTCTCTCATCATAATAAAGACGTATGTTTACTTCTTTGTTTTCTTTTGAGAGTCTTGATTTATGTGTCTTAGCTTTAATAAGGTTTCCAACAACCTGGCTCTGATCCTTTTCCTTTTTTTTACTGAGATAAATGATCGTAGACGAGGCATATTTGAGACCAGAGCCTCCTCCCATTTCTTTAGTAGGGACGTAACTGCCGATAACATCGTAGGTATGATTTGTAACTATAAGGGGTATGTTTGC